CATACTTTACTAGATCCGTTTTAAATTTCTTAATATGTAACAACAAACTTTCTACATATCTCTTGTCATTTCTAAATTGGTAATGTAGATAATAAAGCCTGTCATAGTCCTTGTCTATCAAATCTTCTTTACGTTCCAATGAAATTATGAAATTGTTTAATTCCTTATTGTAACTCATTATTGTACCCCTAAAATATAATCAATTAGCCTACTTTTAAACTCTATCAATAAATCTGGTGTATCTATTAAACATTTGCATAAGTTATCTATTCCTTTTTTAGCATGGTTAAAAGTAATGCCAATGCTTTTTAAATCTCTTGTATCTAATCTTATTTCCTTGTCTGTTTCCATTGTTCCTCCTATTTTGTCAATACTATGTCGCTTACGTTAAAAAAATCTTGCAGTCCTTCAAAGCTTAACTCCAGCACCTTCCCTATTCCATCATACGAAATATTGCTACGGGTTTCTCTTAATATGTAGCTTATTATTTCCTCATCCGTCATTTGTATACCTCCTAATTTGAATAAAACATATTCAGGTTTTCATATTTTCGTGCAGTAAAATTGCTAATATATTTTATTTTATTATTAATACTTATATTATTATGGTTGGCATTTTTACCAATACCCCTATTGTCGATTTTGACAATACCTGTTGTTATTTTTGACAACCTTATTTGTCTACCAGTAAATTGGTTACCTTTTTTAATATAATTAATTGAAATGTAGTTTTTATCGGCTAATTTCTTTAGTTTTTTTGATATCGTTGTTTTGTCTGTATGAAATAGATCCGCAAGGTATTTATTTGTTGCAAAACAATAACCCTTTTTCCTGCTTAATCCTGACAATATAACCAACAACCCTAATTCGTTTTTAATACTTCTATCTAATGCCCATTCGTTATAACAAATAGCATAATTGTCATCCATTCGCTTTTACTCCTTTTATAGACTATCTAAAAACTCTCTCGTAACATTTGGCCAATTTACTGATAATGTTCTAAATCTTTCCTTTTTACCTACTATTAAAATATCAGGGTACATTTTCATTAATTCACTCATACGTGCGCTTGCCTCATACCCTATAAAAAATGGTGGCCTTTGGAAGTCCTTTGCAGTCCATATTTTTTTCCATTTATTGTTTAGCATTGCTCTCAATATAATACTGTGTTGTGTTCCTCTCATAGTTTACCTCCTATTTTTTCAACCTCTGTTTCTAATTTGTTTAATACATTTTCTACACTGCCATAATTTTGGCATTTTCGTTCATATCTCAAAAAATTTCTAATAACTCGTCTATATTCAGCAATTATCTCGTTTTTTTCTCGTACTTTTTCTTCTCCTACATTTATTGCCTCTTTTTTCTCTCTTAATAAACGTTCAATTTTTGTATATAAACCCTCATATTCTTTTCGTGTTATAAACATTTCTAACCTCCATAATTTTGACTTCAGCCATTAAAAGTGCTATTATTAATAAATACTGTTTAGCCTAACGCTAACATAGTGAAAATAACTAATAGCATAAATCCAATTGCCATTAGTAACCATAAGAAATAGCCTATTGCTTTTACCGTTCCCAAAACGTACCATGCAGGGCTATTTTTTCTTATTCCGTTATACGTTACTCCATTCACTTTAATTTTCATTTAAAACCTCTTTCCGCCCATAAAAAAATGAGCCAATTATTTTTAATAATTGACTCCGTTTTATATTTATAATTAGTTTACATATAATTGCTACATAACTTTGATTTCACGCAATCAATTATTAATTGTGTTTATATTACACTTATTCTCCCTACTTGTAAATAGAAATAGGCAAAATAAATATTACATTTTCTTTACGTTTGAAAGCGTTATAGAATAAAGCACATAAGTGTATGTGTTTAAAATCAGCCAACAATTTTATGTAAATTAATTTGATTTATCTATTGTTATTTCACTAATTTTATCATATTTTTTCTTTCACTTACTGTTTCCCAATCATTTACCTTTCGTTGCATAAAACGATAGTAGTATACATAATCATTGTTATTGTACTTGTTGTTATAAAAATCATTGTCAATGTAAAAATGTTGTCTTCTTCTCCCGTGGCGTTTTTCTATTTCTTTTATTTTCCTGTAAACATCTAACATATTATCGCCACGCCATGTTCCTATATATGGAGATCCACTTTTAACTTGTACATAACATGTAAACTCATAACTGGGGTGCTTGTCTTCTAAATAATACACTTTGCCTCCTTTCTAGTTCTATTATATTATGTAAACCATTAAAAGTAAAGAAAAAAAGAGGCTTATTGCCTCTTCTCCATTTTCATTGTTCCATTAGGGTTAAACCCCTTTTGTATATAAATGTACTGCCCCTGTTTTATTTCTAAATCTTTTGTAGTATGGTCTACGTTATTATGTACTATTTGTTCATATTGGCTACCGTCATAAGTGTTAAGGTCTATTGGCTCGTCTACTATATATATTAAGAAAGTAGCGCCAACAGTTCCATCAGTTTCAAAATGATACGTCCCTGCCTCTAAATCGCCTTTTTGTGTTTCACATCTCAATAAAACATATTGCATTACCTCTGGTTCGTCTTTATAGCCTCTATCAACGTAATATGTATTATTAAATGTTTTTACATCCTTTTCATTCCATGTGTATTTTGTTATGTATGTTTGTTCTATTGTTTCATTAGTTTCGTTGATTGCATTTGTTAAATTCACTTGATTGGTCGAATTGGTTTGCCCTGCGATATAACCTATAATTATACATCCAAAAACAACCGCAAGTATTATTATTACTTTTCTGTCTTTGTTCATTTTCCACCTCCATACTTACATAATAAACCATATAGGTCAATTATTCAATAAAAAATGGCAAAAAAAATAAAGCAGGGTTTCCCCTGCTCCGTTAGACTTACTATGTTTTTATTATAGCACTATTTGAATAATTTTTCAAATGTATTCTTACCACAAATACCGTCTGCATATAAGCCATTGTTCCTTTGGAAAGTTACCACACAATTTTTAGTTGCATTTCCAAATATTCCGTCAATATCTAATTTGTAACCTTTGCAAACTAACATTGCTTGAATTAACCATGTTATATTGCCTCTGGCACCATAGCCAATATTTACGCAAGCATTCTTTGTTGCTGGTCCAAATATTCCGTCTATGACTAAGCCAGCACCAAATTGCATATTTAATTCTGTTTGCAATCCTTTAACCATTGCTTTGTGTGTGTTATTCCCATATATTCCGTCTACTACCAAACCAGTATCATAGCGCTCGTTTAATGTTCTTTGTATATATGAAATATCGCCAGTTGGTGTTGGTGTAGTGTTATCAATTGCAGGGTTAATAATACAACCTCTAAAAGAATAGGCACTACCTATACCCCACCTGCCATTGCTATTCGACCTTGTCGAATTAAAAAAAGCAGTCCCACCATAACCGCTTTCACTTGTATATATTGTATTACTATCAATAATTTTTTCTACTACACATACATGGCCTGCACCATCTCCACTTGACAAACTGCCTTTTTGCCATACCATTATACCACCTAATGTAGGTGTGCTACTTATTTTTAACCCATAACCTTTGGCACGTTCTATAAAGTTTTCAGCATTGCAAGTTAATTGGTAAGGTATATAGCCTTTGCCCATTATCTCTGCAAAACGCCCATTGGCATACCCTACACAATTTGCCAACACGTTTGCGCCTGCTTTTGTGGGGTAACCTTGTATTGCTCCATTCCAACCGCCACTAGACTGCGTAATATAATAATTATTGCCACTAGGACAACTAGTTCTCATTTGAAACGACATTTTCTGCTTTGCCCCCTTCCACTAATTTGTCTAATGTGTCAATATTAAATGTGGTTTGTTGTTCTAATTCTTCTTCACTCATTTTTCCATTCCCTTTCCACAAAAAAGAGCGCTAAATTTCGATTTTAACGCCCTTTAATATTTTAAATACCATATTATATGTTTAGAGGTGTAAACTTGTAAAATCCGCTATAAAATGCCTTAAATTTGGTTGTTGTTTTTGGTGTCTAATTCTACGTCATTATTGTTGCTTTTTTTAGTAAAAAAGTAAGTTATTACCGCTGATGTTACTGATGAAAACAAGGTAAATATTAATTGAAATATTTCCCAATTTTCTTTAACTGCTACTACAACCAATAGAACAACCAATGTAACAATAACTGATATAGTTACAAATGATTTTAGATCTGACCACGCCTGTTTCATATTAAACCCTCTTTCTTTAATTTTTCGGTTTCGGTGTGTATAAAAGAATTGCCACCTAATTTTGTATATGTATCATAGTTTTCAAAAAATCTTTCTTTTTCAACTGCTGATAGTTTATTACCAAATCTTAATTTAGAGATTGCTTGCACTAAATAATTTTTGCAATTGTCTAGTTGTACTTTGTTTATTTCTTCAATCAAATCAGCCTTTTTTACATTTTGTCTATTTATTAAGAAATTAATCAGCGACGTTATAATAACGCCTGCCAATGTAATTAAAGCAACTATAATTTCAATCATTTTCAGCCTCCTAAACAATTTTGTCCATTGTTTGTACTTTTAAAGTAGGTTGCAATTCTTCACTTGTAATCATTATATTAGTCTGACCATAGTAGCTTTCTGCTCCGTATTTTATTGCATTTAATTGATTAATTAATGTCGGTTCAGTTATCTCTTCTTCTATTGGTGTTGCTAAAACGTAGTAAATAATAGTGTTATTATTTGTAAACCAACTAGCCAGAGCCGTGGCGTCTGCTATAGCACTTTCCGTGTCAAAAAAGACAAGCCAATTATCATACATATAATACCTGCCCCATGTAGATTGTCCTTCTGGTGGCAAAAAATGGTCGCATTTTCTCAAGGTCGCCGTTGTTTCTTGAGTGTTTGTTCCTTCTTTTACATTTGTTAACCCTAAAGTGGTATAGTTTGCATTAAACCTTCTTGTTCCAGAGCCTGCTTGGGTGATGTTTTGTGAACCATTTAATATGATTTTTCCTACTTCTTTATGCTTAAACCATTTACCACCATTTTCATAAATATGGTCTTGATAGTCTCCTATTTTGCATAGTTCTATTGGAGTAAAATATGGCTCGTATGTTGTAGCAACACTTCCGTTTTTCTAATTGCAAAGTAAATGTTTCATCCATAGTAATTCCACTACTTACTTGAATTAATGCATTTCCAATGGTGGTGTCTGTTGCTAATGTGAATGTATATGTTTTTCCGCTATTAAAACTTATAACATTATTGCCACCGCTATCTTTTAAAACAAAAGTCATTCTTCCTGTTAAGTCACAACTTGTAGAAAAAGTATAAGTTCCTTTAGGTAATCTCATATTTAAATCATTTAACCAATGATTAGTAATTGCAGTCGTTGTTCCTATCATTGTTATTGAGTTGTCATCATTTCTCATAGAAGTTAAGCCATTAGAAAGTCTTGATACAAAAGAAAATGGCTTAAATAAATTTTTCCCTAAATTAAGCTCATAGCTTTGTTCTTTAAATTCTTCAAAAATATTAGCAGTTGAGCCTTTTTCTATTTGAAAATTTAAAGTGTCATTCAAAGATACACCTGAAGATAAACCTCCCATATATATTTGGTATGATATTGTATCATTTGTGATATCAAAGGTTCTGCTTGTAGTGTTTGTATAAATTGTAACATCTTGATATTGAGTTTCATTATAAAACATTCTAAAAATTACGGTATGAGTTGATACTGTTTTATCTATTGAAAAAGTATATTCTCCTTTTGGTATATTTACATTTATTTTATTTGTTAGATAAGCCCACGTTCCTGTAGTAGTCCCACTAAATGATAATGATTGATTTTCACTATTATAAGTGGTAGTTATTCCAAGAGATGTTCCATAAGGCGAATTTGGATTTATTAAATTTCTTCCTACTATATCAATTGTATTTTCACTATTTACTGTTTTTACTTCTTGTGGGTAATCTGGGCTAGGTGTAGTTCCTATTTGTACATTACTTATACTTGCTGGTGTTATATCAGAGTTATCATTTTTTCTAAAAGCCAGTCTTATGTAGGCTATACCCGAAGGAATAGTCAAGGCTTCACTTGTTGATTTCCAGCCTATACCACCTGTGTAAGTTTTACTTGAATTATACAAACTTGCATACCAGTCATCGCAACCAGTAAAAGTGATTGGCACACTTGTGCTAGCAACAACCTGTATGTAACCACTTGTCCTTATTCTGTTTGTTGCTGAAATATCAGCACCTTCTGAAATAGCACCCTGAACGATATCATTATTAAATAAGTTTGTGCGTTGGCTTGTATCTCCATAGTATTCAAATTTCATTTTTCCTACTCTAGTATTATCTATTGAGAGGTCTGTTCCCTCGGTGGTTGTGTAGGTAGGATTGTTGATTGCTTGAATGATGTCTCCTATTGCATTTTGCTTTGTTATTTTTTTATTTATTCCACCTTGTACAATTGTTAATAAATCGTTATCGTTTAGGCTTTCCGCTTCCGCCATTTCACTTATTTTAATATTACTCATAACCATACTCCGTTCTAATTAAGTTTCCGTCTTCTGTTATAATGTCATAATCATTTTCTGTTATTAGGGTTTTTGCTAATAAGTAGTCATCCTCTACCAGTATTTTGATTGTGAAATTTTGATTGACTTTTAACGTGTTTGACGGCTCTACAATAATTTGTTTAATTACTGCCATTTCTTAACTCCTATGATATCTTTTTAAGCACTATAGTATATGCGTATGTTCCTGTTGCGCCTGTTCCACTAGGTGCGGTTGAATAAAATGCAAGGCTTGTACTTCTCATTGAAACGCCTGTAGCTAAATTGCCTTGTATTGTTCCAAATCCTATATAGCCATTGCTCGTATATGAGCAACCATAAGCAACCGGCACGCAATTTGATTGTGTAAATCCTGCGGGGTATGAAATACCTGTAACACTACCTGTTCCGTCTGTTAGTGAAATACTGCCAGTTAAAACCGCAAAATCACTTGAAGGTATATAATTTGCTAAATTTGTTAATGTGCCACTTACTGTTAGGTTTCCAGAAATTGTGCCACCTGTTTTTAATAAGAACAATGAGCCGTCATCTATATCTTGAATATGTTGTTGTATTTCAGCATAAATACTAGCAAAATCAATAAATGTTCTCATGTCAACAAAATCAGTTATTCCTGTTGTACTTGCTTTGAAACGTGCTAATTCATATTGATATACCCCTGAAACGTTGTTTACTATATCAGTTTGGGTTAATGCTGGGTATGAGCCTGCACCTTTTATGATTTTGTAATAACCTTGATTAAATTCCTCATCAGTATTAACTTTGTCTAAATCAATTTCAATAACTAGCTTACAAAATGTATTATCTGTACTTGCAGTTATTGTGCTTGTTGTGTCTTCTTCTAAAAATCTACCTTGTATGCAAATCGCACCGCTATCGATTGTTAAGTCTGACCCTGAATAAGTAACCGCCATACTGTTTTTGTAACCATTACAAACCCCATTTTCGCCATTCAAGAAAGTGTTCATGAATAATGCAAAAATTTGATTTTCAAATATTTGGTTTGCAAATACGTCTCCTTTTAACATACTATCTCTCCTTTTCTTTTAATAATTTGTCTATAAAATTGACACGAATATTACCGCATGTATACTGTATAAATGCTTTTGGTGTTAACTTAATTGCTGATATATAAGTATCATAAATTATAGACTTTTTAGTTTTAATCGCAATTGGTGTGCCTACTTTTATGTATCTATCTTTATAATCAAATGTTATATTATGATTATATGAATTACCCTTAATGACGTTTAAAGCCTCTTGAGGTGCGTCTTCTCCATTTTCAGTATAAATCAATGCAATTTTGCCGTCTGCCCTGTCTGGATCTGCTTGGTTGGTTGTTGTTGTTCTATCAGTTTTTAAATATAAGTTGTACTCGCCGTGGGTCTTCAACCCCACCCATATAATCATATAAGCAGGTAACCTTTGCCGTAACATCAGTTTCAAAAACCTCATTATAATTTGATATAGGTTGAGCGTTAACGTCTATAATCTCTTTTGTTGGCGTTTTATTTTCAATATCTAATGTAAGTTTGTAACCGTATTGTGTGTCCTTAACATCAAAATCATACACAATGTTGTAATTTTGTGTACAATTTGTCATCCATGTATGTAGGTTATATATGCCATTTTCAACATTGCTTACTTTTACCACCTTTTTAGTGTGGCTTTTAACCGTTACGGTTAAATAATTAAGGTTAATGAAAGTATCACTGCTACCCATGAAATTATAAACAATTGCGTCCGCTAAAAAGTCTTCAACTCCAGTGCTACTTATTAAGCTTTCATTTTCTAACTTGATATCTCTATCAAACATATTAGTAATATATTTTAATGAGTATGTGTAGACCTTGTCACCGTCTTCGTTGGAAATTTCTTGTATTATTCCCCAAAACACTTTCTCATTGTTCTTCTTAATAACGACATAATCTCTAGCTTTGGCGTTAATGTCTTTTAGTATCTTTACAAATGACGTAGCGTTGGTTTCCTCGTCTATGTTTATTTCATAGTCTTGTATTTCTACACAACCTTTTACGCTTAAGTCCTTATAATCAAAAACCCACATAAAAGTTTTGGGTTGTAACTGAATATCGATAAAATCTAATATAACACGTATTATTTCCTGTGCAGTTGAAACTTGCCCAAAAACATCCGTGTAGGTTGCGTCTGCTTGGTATATGCCACCTGTTTCGGGTGCGGTTAAGTTTATTTCAAAATAACCAGTTTGCGTGTTGTATGTTGGTGTATATGTTGTCCCATTAAATGTTAAACTTAACGCCATTTTTACCCTCCTATATTGCTTTATAATACGTATATATTGTTATGGTTGCCTTTGATATATCGTTATCAGCTAAAATCCTTAATTCGCATGATTTTCCTTTCGGTATTCTTAACACATTGTCATTATCTAGGCTGACAACATCTAAATCAAATATATTAACCTTGGTGCCGTCTGCCTCTTCTTTTAATAAGTAAAAGTCATCCTCTTTGGTACCATATAATAATTTTTCATAGTTTCCAATGGTTATTGTAAATGGTACCTCTTGCCATAATTGACCCTCAACATATAGTTGTAATTTTGGATTTTGTACGTTGCTATCTATTTCAAGTTCGATAGGTGCGTCAACGTGTCCATCATTTATGTATGTAAGTGACCTTACGCTATAATTTGAAAAACGTGGATCCCATGTAAAATTCCACCTCATTTCATTGTCGCCACCTTGCATTGTATAGTATGCAATTGTACTGCTATACCATAATGACAAGCACGCAAATGTTACGCCCTCGCTAATAATTCCGTTTGGTTGTTTTTCTGTTTTGTCTACTGTGGTTAACTGTATATCACGGTAATAAGTCTTCTCGCCCTCTAAATATGGCACCGTATAACTAAATCTTAATTTGTCTGATTGCTCTATAAAGTTAACAAAATTTTTGTAATTGTCATACTCTAAAAAATTCAATGTACCAGTTATTGAGCCTTGTTCAATTGCACGTAGGTTTGATATAAAAGAATAACCCAATCTCTGGTACTCGTCTGTGTAACCATAACCCAAACCGCTTGGAGATGTTAACAATGCGTGTTCTTTTATGTCCATTAATGAATATGATTGACCTTTTTCGTTTAACAAACTAAACTCTCTAACTTCCATTTTTGCTCCCTCCAAATTACATAATAAAAGGCAACGTATAGTTGCCCTCTATATATAATCTAATATGCCATACCAAACCTACGATTAACATAGTTGAAACACTTGTCAAGTTCAGCCGTTGTCATTTCCTGTGGGTAGAAATTAACAACAACTGATTGACCTCCTGTTTGTCGCATTGCCTCTGCCATATATTTAACTAATGTATTGTCTAATGGTATTACCGCCTCTGCACTTCTGCCCTCGCCAACTAATGATAATGTAGGTTCGGTAATAATACCACCTTTAGCTAGTTTTGGTATCATTGGTATATTTGCACTCTTACCGCCAATTCCGTGGCACCCAATCTGGTAGTTTTATACTATTAATTCCACGTAGTAAACCATTGATTATATCTATAACTTGATTGATTGGTGTTTTGGCAATATTCTTTATGCTTTCGAATATAGTTTTGAATGTATTAACAATACTGTTCCATGCACCTTCCCAATCGCCTTGGAATACATGTACTAAGAAATCAATTATTCCAGTAAATATGCTCTTAATTATGTTCCAAACATTGCTTATGGTATCTAGCACTCCTCTTACTGCGGTTGATATTACCGCCATAACTGTTGTGAATACTGGCTTTAAAACTTCAGTTAGTATTTTTATTAATGGACTAATGACATTGTTCCATAAAAAGTCAAATCCGTCTAAAAATCTTTCTAACAAGAATGTTAGACCTTCCATTAAGTCTAAGCCTGTATCATTCCACCAATTCAAAATATTTTCAAATATTTCTTGTATAAATGGCTCTATAACGCTCCAAATTGATTGAATTGTTTCCCAAATTGTATTTATAACATTCAATACTAAGTCTTTTACTCGTTCAACTACTGGCATAATATTGTCTTGAAAAAATGTGACCGTATTGTTCCAAACATCATTTACTTTTGTGTTAAATTCTTCGTTTGTTTTGAATAAATGTACAAATTCTGCTACTAAACCTGCTACCAATCCAATAACTATGCCTATTGGTCCTGCAACTGCGCCTATTGATGTACCACTCGCCGTTGCGCTTGCGCTTACCTCTCCAATGATACTACTTAATTTGCTTAACCAACCCGCAACGGTGCCAACTGCGGTTATTATCTTACCAATTATCGTTAATACAGGTCCCAAAGAGGCAACGGCTAATAGTATGTTGGTTATTGTCTCTTTTTGTTTTGGATCTAACTGGTTAAACTTTTCAACCAAGTCACTAATTTTATTTACTATTTTTTGAATTGTAGGTAATAAGCTTTCAGTTAAACCAATTAATAATTCTTCAACTTGTACTTTTAATTTTGATACTCTACCAGTAAGTGTGTCACTCATACTGTCCATTGCGCCAAAATACTTGCCACCCTCACTGCCTGCCATAACTAGCGCACCGCTTAAATCTTCAAATGATATGTCCATATCTTTAATTTCTTGCGTTGTTTTGCCCATGTAGTCTGCTAATATTCCATATACGTCAATACCTGCATAAGCAAATTGTCTAATGTCCATTGAAGTTGCTTTTCCGTGCGTTGCTTATTTGTTGCAAGTTACTTGCCATTCTTACTAGTTCATCATTTCCACCACCAGTAGCCGTTACGGCGTTTGCCAATGCCATAATTGTTTTTCTTGAGTCATCAGCGTTGCGCCCTGTACTTATCAACATTTGGTTTGCTTTTAATAATGATTGTGTATTAAACAGTGAGCCACTAGCGTCTTTCTTTATTTGTGCAATTGATTTTTGTGCTTGTTCTGTGCTACCTAAGAATGTTTCAAATGACTTTTCAGTTCTTTCTAATGTGGCATTTAATGTAACGCCCGTAGTTAATAACCCTGCAATTGGTGTTGTTATATATCTTGTTAAAGCTGAGCCAATTTCAGTTATTTTGCCACCGATTTTAGTCATATTATCACTGAATTTTTGTAGGTTATCGCTTGCCTCTTTCCATTTACTATTTTCATATATAAGTTGTTTTAATTCATTTTTGGTTTGTGCTATTTGTCTTTCTAATTTCCTATATTCAGGTGTATTAAGGTCTCCACCCTCTTTTATATAGCGTGCTTGTTCTTCTTTTAATCCTTTGAGTAAATTTGTAGTATCTTTTATTTTGCCACTTAAAACTTCTTGTTTTTGTGCTAGTAGGGTTGTACTGCTCGGGTCTATTTTTAATGCTCTATTAATTTCATTTAATTCTTTTTGTAAAGCGCTTGCACCCTTTGACGCACTCTTTATAGCCTTGTCTAATCCGCTTGTGTCTCCGCCAATTTGTACTACAAGTCCTTTAACCTGTGCCATATTCCCTCCTAACTTAAAAATCTATCTATGTCTTTTTGCGTTGCCATACGTTCCGTTGGTTTGTTATCGTCAATATAACATAACATGATTTTGGCAACGTCCTTATATTCTAACTCTTTTAGGTCTTCTATTCGTAAACCTATTTTTAAACATTGTGCAATAAATCTATGGTCTTCTAGTGTGTTCGGTTGTTCACTACCCTTGGGTAGTTTCTTTAGTTCCTGTGTCAATTCCTGATCCACAAAATGAGTTCACGGCATATTCCGTTACCTCTGCAATCCATGGATCCGACAAACTAATTTGTTTTATGTCGCTTAACCATTGTTCAAATGTGCCAATTTGAGGGTTAGCAGTTAATATTTCAATATATGCTATACGTTGTAAAACGTCCATAAAGTCATCAAGGTTTGACATCATCATCGATTGTATAATGGTGTCAATTTCTTTCTCACTTTTCCCCGCTTTTTTTAGTTCTTCTCTTTTTGAAAGAGAAATGGCGTTGAAATTATTAATTTTATTAATATCTTCGAAAATTCCAACGCCAAATATTTTTTTATATTGAAAACGTGTGTATGCAGTACAGTTGATTTTGTATAATTTCCCGTCTATTTCAATTTCTTTCATTGTTCACTTTCCTTTCATTTATTAAACGCTTGCAGTATATTCATATACTTGACTGAAAAAGCCATTGTATGCAGTTTGGTTGTCGTCTGTTAATTCCATGACTGCTTTTACTCTTTTGTCACTTGTTCTTGGTGCCATTGTTAATGAGATTGTATCAGTTTGTGGCTCTTTTGTATCTTCAGTTGTGTTAGCCTCTGCACTTGGTCTTTGTGCAGTTACGTTGTAATAAACAACTCTTCTATTTTTCTTGTCTCCGTCTATTTGGAACATTAAAGCAAATTGACTGTTTATATCATCATTTGCCTCAAAAATTGCTCCATTAGAGTCGGTGTCTTGTCCTAATATATCAGTTAAGAATGTATCAGGTATCATTGCTAATTCAAGGTCGCCACTGTAACCATTATTTGATACAGAAGTATAGTATACTATATTATCTGCATAAAATGGTGTTGTGTCGCCCTCTGGGTCGGCACTTAATGAAACTGCTCCGTGGCATTGCAACTGGTGTTCCATATGAGATGGTTCCGTCATTTGCAACTGACATTTTTGCATAATATACATTGCTAATTCCAAATTTTACTTTGTTACTTGACATTTTTGCCTCCTTTTAAATTTCAAAAAAATAGCTTACTTGCCATACGTTTTCGTTTGGCAAGTAAACTTCTTCGGTTTTATTCCACCCTACGTCTCCGCAAGATGTTATCTTCTATTTTGTTTTGTTCTTCTATGTTCTTATTTTCATAGGTATAATCCATTTTTATTGGTATTTGTTTTTTCCAAACGTGGTTGTCTGCCATAAAATTGTCGGTATCGGTTTCGTATGCTACTAAATGTGGTGGTTCAACGGTTTTTTTAAATAATCCATAAGCATATTTAAACCCTTGTTGTTCCGCTCTACTTTTTAACTCTTCTAATGTCATTTTGTTATTTCCTTTTCTAGTTCTTTTTCAAACTTTTTCAAGTATTTTTCTTCAGTTGGTCTAACATGTGGTATAGCTTTTGCCCTACCGCCATTTCTTGTAGCATGTCCAAATTCTAACAAATGTGTTAGCCTATAATCCGTTTTGTTCCATATTTTTTTAGTATGTACATTTTTGCTCGTTTGGGTTGAAATTGTCCAACCTCTGGCGTAACTGCCTGCGGTGTGAATTTCTCCACCTTTCAATATAACATCATTGGCACTCTTTGGACTTTTACTTATCAACTCTGCTTTTGCCTCATTTGTTATAGTTTTGGCTACGTTTCGTACATCTTCGTTTATGTCTTCATGATATTCGTTTAGGTATTTATTTATGGCTTTTTCAAACTGGGCTACGCTAACAACATTAGACATTTTTTAATTTCCTTTCACATACCAACGCTAATTCTTCTATGTTGTCATCAACTCTTATAATGGTATAAACAACCCCGTTGTATTCTAATTCAGTTTCGTTATTATAATTGAGTGCATTTATAACTAACCTTAATACTGGGCGTAAACCTTGTTCGTTGGCTCTATAAAACTCACTGGCATATACTTTTTCTACTCTAGTTACTGGCACGGTTATTTCTTGCACTGTTTCGTTTTCTACGCCTATGCCGTCACTTTCATGTAGTAACGTTCTTAATTTACACTCTGTATTAATCATCAGTTATCTCACTTTCTGTAAAATCTCCGCTTAAGCCTAAATTTTGGCATAACAAATAATATGTCTTTCTAGCGTATTCTTTTTGGCGGTCATCAACCATACCAAAATTAGCTTTAACAAACATAATTATTGTGGCATTAATTAAATCATTATCATATTGATCGTCTACTTCTATGCCTTGTCTTTTTAGGTCTTGTATGCCTGCATTAATTAACGCCGTTAATTCGGTATCTCTAGCAGTTGCAGTTGAAACAATTGCCAAACTTTGTTTTACTAATACTAATAGATTATTTAGTGGTGTTGAGTCCGCCATTTTTTATTCTCCTTTTATTAAACGCTATTAAACGCTATTAAACGCTATTAAACGCTAGCAGGTTTTCCAATTAAGCAAAATGCTTTATCTTGTACTGGCTCTACTGCTACAAATCTTCTACCTAATATTCTTACAATATCGCTTGTCATTTCAGTTTTGTCGTCAAATTTAATTGTGATATCGTCTCCGTTTGGGTAATTAGCTAATGCGCCTGTATCAAAATCCCCAACAATGCAATATACTTGGTTAGCATTTGCGCTTGAGTAAGCAGGTAAAGTGTTGTTAAACACAACTGTTGCACCCTCAAATATATCATTTGCATAATTTCCGTTGTATTGAGCTTCTTTGAATGCTCCCCATGTTAATTTATTCATTACAACTGTAATGTCTCTTGTTTCATCATTTAAGTTTGAAATAGCTTTTGCAATTGTTCCAATAGCTGGAGCCTCTTTTATAATGTTTGCTGAAACTTTGTCATATACTCCATCAGCGTTTGGAGATAATGAAGCAGGTAAATTAGCGATTTTGTTTAACAATGTTTTTGCAGTTTCTTTAGCGATTTTGTATGTTAATTCATCATAGATGTATCTTAAAAATTCCTCGCCTCTCATATCTAATGCTTCGTCTGATATTCCTACCCATTTCTTGATTGATTTAGGTGTTAATGTGATAATTCCTAAAATAAGTTGTTCAGCCTCAACTTCTCCGTAACCCTCTGTATGTACTGTTGCGTCTCCTGCTACTGCTTCAAATTGTACACTCATGTTTCCTTGGGCGCTTAATCTTCTAACTCTAGCCATTAAGTCATCTCTTTCCCATGCAGTTTTTACAACATCATATACGAAGTCTGGCACCTCAACTGTTGCACTGTTTCCAGTTGCATAACCATTAGTTGTTACTAATGCTCTTAATTCTTCATTTTTTCCAGTTTTGATATAATCAGCAAATGCGTCAATATACTCTTTTGAATTTCTTAATTCCATTTGTTTTTCTCCTTTTCTTTCAATTAGTTGGCTTTCGTCAACTGCGTCTCTTACTAATTTTCTTTCTTCTTCAGGTGTAATAATGATGTCTTCAGGTTCCACCTTTGGTTCTTCTTCTGTTTTTGGCTCTTCTTTTGGTTCTTCTTCAGGTTCTTCAATCTTTTTTCTAACCTCTTCAAGTTCCTCTAAAGAGTTTGCATTTTCAATTAGTTCTTTCTTTTCGTCTATTGTCATTTTTTGACTCCTTTCAAGGTTTCAAGTTCTACCACTTGGCTATTTGGTTTCTACCAACCAAAAAAGACGAGTTCTACCACCCGTCTTCTTTCGCAATTTATATTATCGTTAAATACTTAACGCTAATATCATTTTTTGTTTTTCTAATTCTAGTTGTTTTTTATCTAAATATGCTTGTTTATCTTTTTCATAATCCTCTTTTGATCTTGCATATATTTCAGTTGTTTCGTATGCAGGTACGTCCACCACTGATACGTCAAATATCTTATCAAATGCTAGTATACGTCTTGTATCGGTTTCATAATCGTATTGCTCTTCTTTAACAGTAAAAGCAAAACTCATTTTAGATAAAATGCCCTCTTTAATTAATGTATAAATATCTCTATTAACTGTTGTATCAACCAATCTTGCACGTATTTTTAATCCATGGTCATCAACCTCAAATTGTAATGTGCCACCTCTTGTACGTGCTAATGGTAACACTGAGTCTTCATGATTGTATTTCATTACAATGTCACTCATGTCTGCTCCGTCAAACGCATTGCGGTCAATTACCTCTTTGTAGTAGCCTAAATCAGTTACACTATCAAAAACACTTGCATAACCTTCAACAATCATGTCCTCACTTTCAACTGCTCGCATTTCTACCATTCTAATTTCTTTCATTCTGTACCTCCTTGGTAATCATTAGCAATATTGCTATCTATATTATTTAAGCTTTGTAATATCTTTGCGCCTTGTTCTCCGCCTATTGGTGCCATGTCAATTACTTCTCTTGCCTCATCAACTGTTATAGTTCCCCATGGCATTAAGGTTTGAATTAACTTAATTTTTGTATTTAAACTTGCATATTGTAACCTATTTGCACTAAATACAATGCGGTTGCCGTCCTTTATTGCTTGGGTTGAGAAAATCTTACGTGTAAACTCATCACCCATTTGTATAGCTATTGGTTCTAATACGCCCTCAAAAAATGCGTTCCATTCGTCTTCATTAAATGAGTTATCTATAATTTTTTCGTTAACGCCAAAATATTCAAATATATTATAATTTAATCGTTTTAATTGTCCCTCGTCTAAAGTAATAGGGTTAAGGTTTATAGCTTGAAAACTTGCTTTTCCGTCAAGCGCTGCAATGCCTGACTTGTTGTCCATGCTTAAAAAGTCTTTTTCAAACTGCTCTTTGTTTTCCTTTATGTCTTTAGGCTTAAGCATTGCATTTTCGTATTTCAAAATACCACGTATTGCACTGGCGGTCATTATTGCATTTTTAGTACCCTCGCTTGCAGTTAATGAGGCTTGCATATCTGTTCTTAACACTTTTGAGCTATCGCCAAAAATATCATTTTCGTTGTAAAACTTTCTTAAGTGTATTAAGCGGTCATAACGTATTGTGTAATATTGATTATTAATAAATCTAAATCTTAAGAATAAATTGCCTGCCCTATTCTCATACAATTTTTGTTCATGTGCTAATACTGGGTAAAAACCTGTAATCATTCCCCTCGAGTCTTTTTGTATATAAACGAATGCGTTTGACTCTGCGTACAATTGTGAAATTACCTTATAAATAAAATCATATTTGGTCATTATAGGGTTTGGCTCATACTCTAACAAAAAGTCAATATCGCCTCGCACATGTCTACCATTTTGTATGTGTTTAGGTACTAGCTTTGCGCAATTAGTTGCTATTCTATCTATTACCTCTCTAACTACTTTGTTGTCATAAACCTTTTCGCCTATTAATGAATAATAAGCATTGTAACCATTTAAAGTTTTAAACTCTGTTAATGTGTCTGGCTCTTTTTTATTGCCAAATATTTTTTTAAAAAGGCTCCTAATTTCCATTATTCCTCCATTGCCAAATAATCGTTTAATTTATCTTGTAATACACAATATGCAATTATAAGGCTAACTGCTCCGTCTATTCTTGCTCGCTTATTTCTGCCCTTTACGGGTCTTATGTTTTCATTGTCATCAGTTTTAATAGCCGTATTGCATAAGCACCATTTTAATATAGGGTTGTTGTTATAATTTACGTTCTTGTCTATTAAATCTGCTTTAAGTAGTTTCATTGGGTTTGACATTGTTTTTGCGCCTTGCCTTACCTCTTGCATAACAAACCCATAATTGCGCATTTCGTCAATCCAATAATTAGAGTTCCACGGATCATAACCAATCCACAATGGCGCTATTTCGTAATCATCTTTCATTTTCAAAAACCATTTTGTTACGTCTGTGTAATCTACCTTTGCACCCTCGCATATTGTTATTAACCCTCGTTTTTCCCATTCGTTGTAAGGTATCTTATCGTCTTTTATTTTAAAATCTATGCGGTCTTGTGCCATAAAATATTGTTGTAAAACGTACTTTTTATTGTTTTTATATATCAATAGGGTTGCGCACGTTAAGTCGGTTGTACTTGACAAGTCAACGCCTCCCACTGCATAATTGTCTTCTAAATCTTCAATGTTGTATGTTTCTGGGTTATCTATAATATCAAATGTTAACCAATTGTCTTGGTCACTTTGTCTTACGTTAAAGTCTTTACAAAGTAAGTTTGTTAATTCAATGGGGTTTTGCTTTGCACGTTGCACCTTGTCTCGTAAATCTTTTATGTTTTTAATAGTTCCTAAACCGTGGGTTTGCTTTGTACCACTTTTTTTCATCTTGCCATTCGTCTACGCTATCAAGTTCATAAATTACTGGCAACACTGTTTCGTCTTCTATTCCGCCTAAACCCTCATAACCTTTTATGACCTCGCTGAAATAGTCATATTCATTATCAAATACGCTTTCTCGTATTGTCCCCATTGTGCTTGTTTCCAATAACAACGGTTGTTCTCTTGCACTCATTGAGTCGTACATGACATCAAGTAGGTTTTTGTCACGCCACGCATGTACCTCGTCTGCTATAACAAAGTGTGCATTGAGTCCGTCAAGTGAGTTACTATCACTTGCCAACGCTTTCATATAACTTTCAGTTGCGTCATAATATAAACCACCAATCAAACATCTTATTCTTTTGTTTAATTCTGGTGATTTTTGGATCATGCGCTTGCATTCATCCCATACTACTTTCGCTTGATCTCTTTTAGTAGCTATTGAATATATTTCGGCTCCACCTTCTCCATCTTTTGTAAGCATATATGTACACAAACCACTATCTAAAGTAGACTTGCCATTTTTACGTCCTACAAACAATGCACCTTTTTTGTATTTTCTATACCCTGTTTCACTATCAACAAAACCAAATAATGCTTGTATAAATGCTTTTTCAAATAGTTCCAAAATAACTGACTTGCCACTCCATTTACCTTTAGAATGTTTGCAAAACTTTTCTATAAACTCAATTGGTAACTTGCCACGTTTTTCATCAAATATGTATGTATGTGTTTCCTGTTCTTCTGCTATTGCATTAAAAAAAGACACTTTTTTAGGTGTCTTAATGTCATCAACTAATTTTTTATAAACTACTAAAACTTTGTGTGGTGCTTTGTCTGGGTTTTTCAATAAGTAATCATAATACTCTTCTATATATGTCATTGCCAAAATCCTCAAAACTATCAGCCTTGGTTTGCTCGTCTTTAGGTAACAAGTCACTTAACTGCTTAATAATGCTTGCGTAATTTTTAATAGTTGTATTGTAACTTCTTAATGCAGGGTGTTCACGTTCAATGTCATACTTGCCTTGACACATTGTTACTACTACGCCGTCTGCCTCAACTCTAGCTTTTAGGTCTTGTAATGTTTTCTCCATAAATTGTGCTTTGTCTAATAAATTCATTGCTAATTTACTTTTGCTATCGTCTAAACCCTCGAATAATACTCGTAGGGTCTTAATATCATAATTTTGTTTTTTGTTCACTTTAATACCTCCTATACTGGGGTTGCTCCAAACATCATGCGTACAAAATGGTTC